GAACGAGCATGGAATGCAGAAGACAAACTCTCCTTACTTTTAGATAACCTCCTTACATTAAAGGCTAGGTTGAAGAGAGATGATAACCAAGACTACACCTATGCATATGTAAACGCCATGCTACAAGAACTAGAGGAGTACAACTAATGACTACGCAAAAGCAACAGGTTCTAGATCACCTACAACGTCAACCTAATGGGATCACTTCATGGGAAGCAATTAGCGAGTATGGCATTACTCGTTTAGCTGCTTACATTGGTTTCTTGAAGGATGATGGACACAATGTCGAAGCAGTAACGGAAAAGCACAACAATAAATCTTTTTCCAGATACTTCTTGGTATCAAAAGCAAAGGTAGCGTCAGATGACTAACCAAGAGATACTGGATATGTGCCGCAGGTTGGCAAGTAAGTACCGCAACGCACAGGAGTATGACGACCTAGTGTCTACGGGTGTCTGTAAGTGCCTAGAGATGCGGTCAGAGGGGGTAGACGAACCCTCCAAGCTGTACCATGAGGCCAGAAAGGAGATGGGGGACTACGTGAACATTAGACAGTCTCCTGTGACCTACCCCAGAGGGGGAAGAGCAAGGTCGAACTTTAAGGGTGATGCGACTGTCTACATATCAACCAACGACGACGAGAATACGTTAGAGGTCGAGAGTGCGGAAGACATCTTTGGTTCCTTCGAGCTAAAAAATACTTTGCAGGTGTTGGGTAAAGTTCTCACGCCAGCAGAGAGAGAGGTTCTGTTAGCTTTGTGGAACAATAACAACAACTTGACACAGGCTGGAGAAAGTCTGGGCAAGAGTAAACAGTCCATACGACAGTACCTGACACGCATAAATGTCAAACTTGAAACAATTAGTGATGTTTACTAATCAGTATTCTGGGGTGTATGTATTAGAGCATACTTTAGCTTAAACATAAGTATTAAGCACTTAGTATATATAATAACTAATAAAGGAAACGTAAGTATGACTGACGTAGCACATCAACCTTGTCCTTATGTGTCGTGTGGCTCTAGTGACGCCTTTTCTTATAACACAGATAAGATGGTCGGTAAGTGTCATGCTTGCAACACAGGCTACCCTTCAAAGTACCCGACACAAGAGTGGGCTAAAGAGAAATATCCAACGAAAGGATTTGAAGACACCATGAACGTGACATCATTCACACCAAAGCGGATAGAGACTCAATCTGAGGGTCGTTATACAAATATGCGTGGCATCAACGCTAACACCATGCAGGACTTCAATGTAAAGACATACGACGACAGGCAAGAATATATCTATCCTTCTGGTGGAATTAAGGTTCGTCGCTTAGAGGAGAAAGCCTTCTACGCCAAAGACGGTTTCAAGGGTGACGAGCTATTCGGTATGAACCTGTTTCCAGCGGGTTGTTCTAAGATGGTTACCATCACTGAGGGTGAGCTAGACGCCCTGTCAGTAGCTCAGATGCTCAAGAGCCAGTACACGAACCCTGTTGTGTCGTTGCCCTCTGCTACCCCCTCTAAGAAGCTGTGGGAGAACTGTGGTGACTGGTTACGTAGCTTCGACAAGATCATCCTGTCGGTGGACACAGACGATGCTGGTAACGCTCTAGCAGACAAGATGTCACGTCTATTCCCAAACAAGATATACCGTGTGCAGCATGGTCAGTTCAAGGATGCTAACGACTTCCTAACTAACGGACGTGCTAGTGACTTTAAGAACCTGTGGTGGAAGCCTGTTAAGCATACGCCAGAGAATGTTTTGAACACGTCTGACCAGTTCCTCAAGCTGTACACAGATACGCCAGAGCATACTTACTACCCTACAGGTATTGAGGCACTGGACGATAAGATACTGGGGCTTATGCAGGGTCACTTCACAGTGTTCAAAGCACCTACGGGTATCGGTAAGACTGAGCTTATGCGTTACATGGAATACAGCATGTTACAGCAGGGTGTGCCTATCGCTGCTTGGCACCTTGAGGAAACAAAGCTACGGTCCCTTCTAGGGCTTGTATCATACGATGTTGGGGACAACCTGACACGGGCAGACCTGATTGAGAGCAAGGGCGCTGACAGCCTTGTACGTGAAGCTATTAACAACATCACCAAAGACGAAAACTTCTATCAGTTCTACTTAGGTGACGGACAAGGTACTGACGAGCTAATCGAACAGATCAGATACTTTGCTGTTGCATGTGATTGCAAGTTTGTGTTCTTCGAGCCTATCCAAGACGTAGTAGTTGGCACGTCAGAAGACAGCAAAGAACAGATGCTTGCAGACCTGTCCATCCGACTGTCTAAGCTGGCAGCGGAGCTTAACATCGGGATCGTAACAATCGCCCACACTAACGAGAATGGCGACCCCAAGTATTGTAAGATGATTGGACAACGTGCGTCTGTCATTATCGACCTGTCACGAGATAAAAACGCAGACAACATCGAAGAGCGAAACACAACGTATCTCAAGGTTGAAAAGAACCGTCCCTGTTCCGAAGAAGGTGCCGCAGGTATGCTACGTTTCAGTACAGATACATTCACACTACGGGAGATTATCTAATGCACTACGATCTCTTTGGAAACCCTATAAAGGCACCGCCAGAGATCGGAGAGGGGAAGACTTGCATAGTCTGCAAAGAGTACAAGTTTTTCTCTGAGTTCTCTAAGCACAGAGGACACAAGGATAACCATGATGGGAGGTGCAGGTCTTGTATCAACGGACAGGTAAATCTGAGAAAGGCTTTAAAGAGGCAAGCGCCACCTAAACCAGACCACTGTGGGTGCTGTGGCAGTAAGTCAGAAGACATCGTTCTGGATCACTGCCACGACACAGGTTTTTTTAGAGGTTGGATATGTAGGTATTGCAATGCTGGTATAGGTCAGCTAGGAGATAACATAGCGGGCGTAGAGAAAGCCCTTGTGTATTTAAGGAGACACTATGACAACAGTATTTGACATTGAGACAGACGGTCTAGACCCTACGTTGATCCACGTATTGTCTTGGTCCAATGACTTTGGTGAGGTTAAGTCCACACACGACTACGACGAAATGCGTTACGTGTTACTCAACAGCCCCACCCTAGTAGGACACAACATTATCCGCTACGATGTACCCGCAGTGGAAAAGATTCTTGGTATCAAGGTAACAGCCAGACTTGTCGATACACTTGGGCTGTCGTGGTACATTAACCACGGTAGGACTAAGCACGGTCTAGGGGAATACGGCGAAGAGTATGGCGTACCTAAGCCTAAGATCGACGACTGGGAAGGACTGTCCCCAGAGGAATACAAGCACCGTTGTGAAGAGGACGTAAAGATCAACAACAAGCTGTGGAAGAGCCTCAGCTGGAAGTTAGGTCAGATGTACACTGACGAGAAAGAGAAAGATCGTCTGATAGACTACCTGACGTTCAAGCTGGAGTGTGCAGCAGTACAGGAGGCCCTCCAATGGAAACTGGACGTACCAAAGGCTGAGGCTCACTTAGCAGAGTGGGAGTTACTAAAGGCAGAGAAGATAGAGTTGCTTGCAGATGCTATGCCACAGCGTGTTATAACGGCTGTACGTACAAAGCCAAAGGTTATGGAGAAGAAGGACGGTTCTATGTCTGCGCTAGGGGAGAAGTGGTTAGCCTTGTGTAAAGAGCAACGCCAGCCAGCATCTACGCAGTCTCTGACGGTCATTACAGGCCACGAGAGGGCCAACCCTAACTCTACGGATCAGGTCAAAGATTGGCTACGGTCTCTTGGCTGGGAGCCACGTACCTTCAAGTTCATGCGTTGCAAGGTTACAGGGGATACGAGGGAATTAGAACAGGTACGTAAAGACAGCCTACTGTGTGACTCAGTTAAGGAGCTTGCAGCTATAGACCCTGCTATTAACCTCCTAGATGGCCTTAGTGTACTGTCACACCGCATTGGTGTCTTAAAGGGCATGGTAGTGGCTCACAGGGACGGATACGTGAAGGCTACTGTAGCTGGACTAACTAATACTCTGCGCTTCAAACACGCAAAGCCATTGGTTAACCTGCCATCTATCGACAAGCCTTATGGTAAGGAGATACGTGGGTGCCTAACCTGTCCCGAAGGCTACACTCTATGTGGTGCTGATATGACCTCACTAGAAGACACTACAAAGCGTCACTACATGAAGCCACACGATCCTGATTATGTGGAAGCTATGTCAGCTGAGGGGTTTGACCCACACTTGGACTTGGCACTTCACGCTGGTGTTATCACTCAAGATGACATCGACAAACACAACAGCGGGGAGCGTTCCTTAAAGGCCCTGCGTAAGAATTACAAAGTGGTCAACTACAGCGCAACATACGGCGTTGGGGCAGCTACTCTGTCACGTACTACTGGGATGCCTAACAAGGACTGTAAGGTGCTACTAGACGCCTT